GGAGAAACTGCAGGTGGGAACGCTTCTCTATCCTTTACATATACTGGAGATGGTTATGGTAGAATAGGTATGGGAGATATAACAAATGGTGTTCCAGCATATGGTGAAATAAAATTTACATATAATACTGATTTAATAGAAATACCAAGTGCAATAATCACAGCACCCGCTCAGCCAGCATTTCTAGCTTTGAATTCAGCGACTGATCATAACATAGCTGTGTCAAGTTATGTGGACGTGGACTTCAACGAAGTAGACTTTGACCAAGGATCAAATTTTTTATCAGATACATTTACAGCTCCAGTCGATGGGATATATTCATTGGGATCTACTATTAGACTAGGGACACCTGATTATACCGCAGAGTTTTATTATTTAAGACTTACCACAGACCAAAGGACGTTTTATCATATTGTAGATAATTTAGATTGGAATGGGACAGATCCAGCGTATATAACACTTCACTTGAACGTTTTAGCACAAATGGATGCAAATGATTCAGCAAAGGTAGCAGTATATCAATCAGGTGGGGCAGCACAAGCTGACATAATCGGCCATGCCACATCCACACATACAATTTTTTATGGTCATTTAGTAGCTTAAACATAGGAGAAAAATAATAATGAGTTTAATAATTTCACAATCAATTTCAGACGCAGATAAACTAATTCTGAATAACGATATAACAAATATTAATGGGTGGGTTCAAGGTGCATTAGACGGCAAAATCAATAATTGCTACAAGAGAATGAAAACTGAATGGGTGCCAAAGTTAATGGATGATCCAAATATATCAGCAATTTCAGCAAGTAGAGATGAATTTGTTCAGCAAGTATTAACGCATCCGTCATATCAAAATAGAGAGACGAGAGATTCTGGTTCATTGGATATATAATAATTTTAAAAATTGATATTTATATAACAACACAGGACTTATTATAGGATTACTCACTATGTTAACAGAATTTAAAGATATAATTGAAGTAACTTTAGAACACGAGGGTGGATATGTTAATGACCCTGACGATTTAGGTGGGGAGACTAACTTTGGCATAACCAAACGATTTTATCCTGACGTAGATATTAAAAATATGCTAAAAACTGAAGCAGTTACTATTTATAGAAGAGATTATTGGGATAAATACCACACTGACGACTTACCTGATAATTTAAAACATATATATTTTGATATGAGCGTTAACCAAGGCAATAAAACAGCAGTTAAAATATTGCAGAGAGCTGCTAATGCAAAGGGAGCCAATCTCACAGTAGATGGTGGGTTTGGGCCATATACAGTAATGGCTATAGGTAAATACAAACCATCATTAGAACGGGTTAGATCATATCGTGTATTATATTATGCGCAACTTGTTGCTAAAAAACCTGAACAAGAGAGATTTTGGTTTGGGTGGTATAGACGGAGTTTAGAAGTATGATTAAATTAAAAGATATATTAAATGAAACAACTTTCACCGATAATGGTAAGAAAAAATGAGAAGTATATCTTGGGATCTACAGAAGTATTCTGAATCATTAGAAAAGGCTGTTGCTGACAATGATGTAAATAAAACAACTGATATACTCGCTAATATTGGAAAGATTCTTCAGCAAATTAATAAGGGATGGAAATATTTAGTAAAATGATAAAACTTAAAGATTTACTAAAAGAATATATTGAACTTGACGTTAAGATTGGTGACACTGTTTTTATGGGTAAATTTAAAAATAAAAAAGTGGAAGTTAAATCTATAGGGTGGAATGAAAAAGGTGACCTACTTATTAATAATAAATCTGCTATGAAAATGAGAATCCCTAAACATGCTAAACAAGTTAAAGAACAAAATATAACTGAAATGGACAATGAAAAACGGGCATTTCTAATGTTGAAAATATATGGTCAAAGTTGGGGTGTGAATATGGGAAAGATATTTTCTGGTATTAATAAAGATAAACCCACATTGATTAAAAAAGGATTAAAAGAAATTAAAATTCTTAATAAAAAAATGGAAGAAATGATCGAGGAGTTGATATGATTAAATTAAAAGAAATGATACATGAAGATCATATAACTGAAGGTGATGATGTACAAAAAGTGTATGATAAGCATATGGAAGTGTTGAAAAGTGGAGCAGACTTTATAGGTAAAATTAGAACAGGTAAATCGTGGCATGAACTAGAAAAGTTGGTGAATAAAAGCAGCGATTCATTCCTTAAAAAGAAATTCAAAGAATTTGAAAAAGCTAGACTCAAAACATCACAAGCTGGTAGCATGTTAACGTTGTATTTGAATAATAAAAGATGATGTTGAAATTAACAATTAATTAGAAGAAAATAAAATGATAGATAATTTAACTGGAGAATTAATTAGACCCTTTTTAGATGAGGGTTCTACTAAAATTAAGAAAGTAGTAGCTATATACCCCGGTAGATTTCAACCGTTCGGGCCACACCACAAAGCTGTGTATGATAAATTAAATAAAATGTTTGATGATGTGTATATATCAACATCTAATATACAAAAACCACCAAGGCATCCTTTAAATTTTAAAGAAAAGGCAGTCCACATATCGAAAATGGGAATACCTAAAAATAAAATTGTAGAAGAGAGGAGTCCATATGCAGCAATTAACATATTAAAGAACTTCAACTCAGATACAACTACAGTGGTATATATAGTAGGGGCTAAAGATAAGGGCAGGTTATCTGGTGGTAGAAAGAAAGATGGAAGCCCATCATATTTTCAAGACTATAAGAAGAATAAAAATAAATTGAGTGGTTTTAAAGACCATGGATATATATTAGTAGCACCACACGTATCTATAAAAGTTGACGGTGAAGATGTGAGTGGAACGGTTATGAGAAATATATTAGGATCGTCTAAGTATAGTGATGATCAACGTGTTGATATATTTAAAAAGACTTTTGGTTATTTTAATGAGAAAATATACAATATGATGGTTGATAATTTTAAAGGTATGTCTGAAAATTTTACAATAACATATGAAATGATTGATGATTTCATATTAGATACTGATATAACATCCATCATAAAAGAAAGCAGTACTACATCTGTTGGTGTAGCTAAAAGTGGAATAGATGACGGTGTACGTTTTTTTTGGGGCAATGTGAAGTCATACAAACGTCAAACTGAAAAAGTTGCTAAGAAATTGGGTATGGTAGTTGTAGATTATATAATGAAATCTGATATGTTCGATCATAATACAGAAACCACTTACCCCAAAGGTCCAGTAGGTTCAGTATCATACGCACCATCTGGTGTAGTGGGTAAAAAGAGTGGAACAAAGGTATTTGAATTGGATAATATGTTCGATGCTTTTGATGAGTGGGATAACCATATATCAAATGTAGTGTTAAAAAGTTTAGGTTGGGAAATTATAGATTACTTAGGCGCCGAAAATGTATTTTTAGATGCAAATGCGTCATATATAGATGATTTAAAGGATGCCCAGAATGTCCCAGAAGATGTTAAGGAAAAAAATCAGAATAAAGATGGGAGTGTTAGTGAGCGAATCAGTATACTAGACGATGTCGCTTTATTGTTAATGGAGGGTGGAAGTTTTGGACATCTCCAACATCCGTTTGATAATAAAAATCTAACATTTAGCGATTTTAAGCAAATGATTACTATGGGATTGAGTGGTCGACTGGATGTAGAAGGGAACGTTACCGAAAAGACTGATGGTCAAGCTATTGCTATATCTTGGAAAAATAATAAACTAATAGCGGCACGTAATAAGGGCGACCGGAAAAACTTTGGAGAGAATGCGTTGGATATAAACGGCATGATATCTAAATTCGAAGGTCGGGGTGATATTAGAGATGCGTTTGTATTCTCAATGAAAGATTTAGAGAAAGCGGTATCAGGATTATCTGATGCTCAGAAAACTAAAGTATTCGCTGAAGGTGAAAAGTTTATGAATTTAGAGATAATATGGCCAGCATCGTCTAATGTTATAAATTATGACAAGGCAGTGCTCCAATTTCACGGAAGCACTAGATATGACAAGGATGGTAATCCTATTGAATATATAAAAGAAGATGCTAGAGTGTTAGAGGGGATGATCAAACAAATCAATCAACACATTCAAAAGAAATTTACTATAATTAAACCTCAAGTGTTATCTATCCCAAAACATCAAGATTTTAGTAAAAAACGGAAATATTTTTTATCAAAGTTGACAAAATTGCAAAAACAATACAACCTATCAGACGATGATCAATTTGGAATGTACCACCAAAGATTTTGGGAGGAATTTGTATATAACGCATCTAAACAATATAAATATAAGATTAAAGGAAACGTTTTACGAGGTTTGACTAAAAGGTGGGCGTTCTTTGATAAGTCATATAAAGTATCTAATATAAAAAAAGACATTGATAATGATAAATTTTTAGATTGGGCGTTAACATTTGATAAGAAGGACCATAAAAAATGGGTATCTCAAAACATGATGCCTTTTGAACGATTATTCTTTGAGCTAGGTGCTGAAATTCTTTCAAACATGAGCGGATTCTTAGCAGCAAATCCTGATGATGCAGTTCAAAGTATAAAAAAAGAAATTGAGAAAAATATTAAGGATATTAGGAAGGCTAAAGATCCTAAACAAATAAATTTATTAAGGCAACAACTGGAAAAAATACAATCATATGGTGGTATGGATAAGATAGTACCATCAGAGGGTTTAACATTTTTATATAAGGGTGAATTATATAAAATTACAGGGAATTTTGGTCCGATAAATGGGTTATTGGGAATTTTAAAATTTAGTAGATAAGAGGTTACTATGAGTACAAGAGAAGATGCAGCGCTGAAGTCTATACTAAAGGGGAACGCACCAGCCAAGCGAATATTTGTTGCTGGATCTGACCCTGAGTTTATTAAAGATTTAAAAGAAAAGCGGGAAGCTGAACAGGAAAAGATTAAAGAGAAATTAGACATAACTAAAGATTGTAGGACACCTTGGTTTTGTCCAAAATGCACTAAGACGATGAAAGCTAAAGTTGATGATAAGATGTGGAGATTGTATGGGCATTGTTTTGATTGTCAAGTGAAGATTGAAACTAAAATGAGAATCAACGGCACTTATGATAAATGGGCTAGTGATAAAGTCAAGGCTAATAAATTATCATGGATATCCGAGCAAATTGAAGGTATCATGGAATGGCGAGAGCAAAGTGACGTTGTATTTCTAAATCAGACAGCAGCTGATGGTGTTACTGTCGATGAGGAAAGATATGCTATTAATACCGATAAGGTAAAAGCTCAAGCAGATGATGCAATTGAACATTTGGAACAAATGAGAAGTGATTTAATAGGATAATCAAATGAACAAGATAATTAAATGGATAATAACTATACTTTCAACAATAGCTGGGATATTAGCGTTATTTACATCATCTAAAAAAAGCGTTGAAGTTAAAGAATTGAAGAAGGTCATTAAACAAAGTAAGAAAGATGAAAAGAATGTGGAAAAAAAGATAGTAGAACTTGAAACTAATAAATCTACTAATAAGAAAGAGATTACAAAACTCAAACGTAAATTGACCACCACTAAAAAACAAATATCCAAAATGGAGACTACGTTTGAAAATGATGATGTAGATGATGCTGTGAAGTTTTTACGCAAATTTTCTAAAAGTAACTAATTATAAGTATGGAGTTATTGTGAGATATTTTATAATATTATTATTGTCAATTACGGTTGCAAATGCCCAACATACATTTACTGATGTTGAAGTGTTGAATATATCAAATAAAATATCCAATCTTCAAAGAAGTGATAGTTTAAAATCAATTCAAATAGGGATTCTTGACAGCTTAGTCAATAGATTAGAAATGCAATCAATACTAGATTCGACATTAATATCAGAAAAGGACATTCAGATAAGGTTACTACACGATAGAGAGTTATTGTACAATATTCAAATCGATTTAGTTAAACCTAAGTGGTATCATCATAGATATTTGTGGTTTACATACGGATTCGGTACTCTATACATAAGCGTCAAAGCTGTTGGAAGGATTTAGTGTGAAAAAAGCGCAATTAAAAGAAGTAATTAAGCATGAATACCTAAAATGTGCCAAAGATTCTGGATATTTCATGAAGAAATACTGTGTCATTCAACACCCCATACGAGGAAAGATACCATTCACACTATTCGACTTTCAAGAAAAAACTTTAAATGATTTTATGAAGCATGATTATAACGTTATTCTAAAATCTAGGCAACTAGGGTTATCAACGTTAACTGCAGGTTACGCTTTGTGGATGATGACATTTGGTAGTGATAAGAATATACTTGTAATAGCAACTAAGCAAGATACTGCGAAAAATTTAGTGACTAAGGTTCGAGTGATGCATACCAACCTACCCAGTTGGCTTCAACAATCATGTATAGAAGATAATAAATTATCATTACGATATAAAAATGGATCACAAATCAAAGCTGTTGCGAGTGGGGAAGATAGTGGACGTTCAGAAGCACTGTCGTTGTTGATTTTAGACGAAGCAGCTTTTATTGATAAGATTGATACTATTTGGACGGCAGCTCAAAGTACATTATCTACAGGTGGTCAGTGTATTGCATTATCTACACCGAATGGTGTTGGTAATTGGTTCCATAAAACTTGGGTAGGTGCAGAAGATGGTGCTAATAATTTTAATTTTATTAGGTTGCATTGGTCATTACACCCCGATAGGGATCAAGTGTGGAGAGATCAACAGGATGTTATCCTAGGTCCATCAATGGCAGCCCAAGAATGTGATTGCTCATTTATAACATCTGGTCAATCTGTGATTGATGGTGTTATATTGGAAGAATATAAGGATGTGTATATTGAGGAACCTGTAGAAAAAAGAGGAGTGGATAGTAATGTGTGGATATGGAGGCATCCTAATTACACTAAAACTTATGTTCTGAGTGCAGATGTTAGTAGGGGTGATGGTACTGATTTTTCAGCATTCCATATAATTGATATAGATACATTAGAGCAAGTTGTAGAATATAAAGGAAAAATAGACACTAAATCGTTTGGTAATTTATGTGTAAATATGGCTACTGAATATAATAATGCTCTACTAGTAATGGAGAATAATAATATAGGGTGGGCTGCTATTCAACAAGTAATTGATAGAGCTTATCCTAATCTATTTTACACCAGCAAAGATTTAAAATATGTAGATGTAGACAATCAGATACATAATAAGATAAATAGAGAAGAAAAGAAAATGGTTCCTGGATTCTCAACGACATCGAAGACTAGACCACTAATTATCGCCAAACTTGAAGAGTATTTTAGAGAAAAGTCAGTTATTATACATTCGAGTCGATTAATTGACGAGTTGTTAGTATTTATATATAAGAACTTTAGAGCGGAAGCGTTGTCTGGGTATAATGATGATCTAGTTATGAGTTTAGCTATAGGTCTATGGGTTAGGGACACAGCCGTTCGGTTAAGAACCCAAGGAATTGAGCTTCAAAAACAATCATTGTCTAATATAGCATCTAATACAGCAGCATATAATGGAAGAGAAGAATCTCAAAGTGATTGGCAATGGGATAATGGTAAAACTAAAGAAAGTTTAGAATGGCTTTTATAAGAGGTAATAATGGATAATAAAAAATCAATACGGTCGAGATTAGCTAGACTATTTTCAACAAACGTTATAGTGCGAAATGTTGGTGGTAAGAAGTTAAAGGTAGCTGATATGAATCGTGTACAATCTAACACTCAGCGAAATCTTACGGATAGATTTACGCGAATGTATTCGAATCTACAAGGATCATCAGCATATTCAGATCAAACTTTAAGGTTAGCTCAACGAATATCACTATTTAACGATTATGAGGAAATGGATAGTGACCCTATTATAGGGTCAGCCCTTGACATTTATGCAGATGAATCGACTATGAAATCAGAATATGGTAATGTGCTAGAAATAAAGTCTGAAAATAGCAATATACATGATATATTGCATAATTTATTCTACGATGTGTTGAATATCGAATTTAACTTGTGGCCGTGGGTTAGAAATATGTGTAAATATGGTGATTTCTACTTACAGTTAGATATTAGTGATAAATATGGGGTCACTAATGTATTCCCTATGTCAGCTTATGATGTTAATAGAATAGAAGGATTAGACCCAGATAACCCATACAGCGTTAAGTTCACAGTTGAGCAAGGAAATACCAGACATCATGCACATACATCAACTATTAGTAAAGAGTTGGAAAACTTCGAAGTAGCACATTTCAGATTACTATCAGATTCCAACTTAATCCCTTATGGCAAATCAATGATCGAGAGTGGTCGAAAGGTGTGGAAGCAACTTTCACTTATGGAAGATGCCATGCTAATTCATCGCATTATGAGAGCGCCTGAAAAACGGTCATTTAAAGTTGATATAGGTAATATCCCACCACATGAAATTGATAGTCATATGAAAAAGATTATTACAACAATGAAAAAGGTACCAATCGTTGATCAAGAAACTGGTGAGTATAATTTAAAATATAATATGCAAAACCTAACTGAAGATTTTTTCTTTCCAGTTCGTGGTGGTGATAGTGGAACGGAAGTTGAAACTTTGAGCGGTTTAGAATTTAACGCTATTGATGATATAGAATATTTACGCAATAAAATGTTAGCATCATTACGTATCCCCAAAGCATTTTTAGGTTATGAAGAAGAATTGAACGCTAAGGCAACACTAGCTGCAGAGGATGTTCGATTTGCGAGAACAATTGAGCGTATTCAACGAATAGTCGTTAGTGAGTTAACTAAAATAGCTATAATTCATTTATATGCACAAGGATATACAGATCAAGACCTTGTTGATTTTGAATTAGGATTGACAAGCCCTTCTACAATATACGAGCAGGAAAAAATAGAGCTATGGTCATCTAAAGTGGACTTAGCATCTAGTATGGTTGATAATAAGTTACTATCGACTGAGTTTATATACAATCAAATATTCGGATTTTCTGATGACGATAAACTTAAAATGCGTAAGCAAGTGGTAGATGATCAAAAACGAATATACAGGTATGAAGCTATATCATCAGACGGGATAGACCCAGCATCTCAGGGAAGTTCCGGTGCAGATGATTTTGGTGAAGATGGTATAGACTCTCGAACTGATATGTATAGAACTGGTGATGAGCTCGGACCTGAAGGAGGATCACTCCCAGGAGGTCAACCTGGAGCAGGTCGCCCGAAAGAAGCCCCTAAATATGATACTGAGAGTAGCGCTAGAGGAAAAGACCCTATAGGTAAACACGGAATGAAACGTGAAGCTGTATACAAGTCCAAACGGCAGCGTGATGATATCGTTAATAGTATGGGAAAATTAGCTACAGCTACTATAGGATTGTTAAATGAGGCTGATGAGTTAAAAGATGAATATGAAAATGAAATATCATCTTCAAATGGTTAATTTTAAAAAAAATTTATATTTATATATGAACTATTGTATAGAAAAATTGGAGTATAAAACATGACTCGACAACTAAAGCATAATAAGATTAAGAATACTGGTATCTTGTTTGAGCTTCTAACGCGACAGATAACTGTAGATGTAATTAATGGGGATGATGATCCTCAATCGATACGTTTATTAAAAAAGTATTTTAATGAAACTACAGAATTAGGCAAAGAATTGCAATTATATAAAGTGTTATTAGAGCAGAATTTTAATTCAGAGCGTAAGGCTGAACATTTAATAGATGCTGTAATCAAATCGCGCCAGAAATTAAAAAATTTAAATCTCAGAAGAGAAAAATATAATCTGATTAAGCAAATTAAAGAAACGTATAATGTAGATGATTTTTTTAGAGGAAGAATTCAAAATTTTAAAATGCATGCGTCTATATATAAATATTTTTTATCAGAATCATCATCTGATGAGTTTGATCCTGTAAAGGTGACTGAAAGTAAATTTTCCATAGTAGAATATATCACCCATCGTAAACCTAGAACATTAATTGATCAAGTTAGTATATTAGAACATGAAGATAAAGATCTACGGTTATTGACATATCAAATATTGGTAGATAAATTTAACGCTAAGTATAAAACACTCAATGCTATGCAACGTAACTTGCTAAGTGAATATATTAATAACATATCCAATACAAATTCATTGCGTGAATTTATAGATAGTGAAGTTATTAATGTAAAGTCAATTTTAAAGAAGTTTATACCTAAAGTTGATAATGAAATAATCAAGATTAAGTTAGTAGAGGCTATAAATCAAGTTAATACTATATCTAAAGGTAAGCTCGTAAAGGATAATCACGTTGTGCAGTTAATGCGGTATTACGAACTAGTTAAGGAGCTAAGAAATGTCTGTAAATAATGATATGTTACGTAAATGGATTAAAGAACTTATTCAGCTTGAGTTAGATGAAGCCACAACCACATCAGCAGTGCCTGGATATGAAACTCCAAACGTTTTTGGTAAGAGAAAGAAAAAAAAGAAAGTCGAAGCTGTAACTGAGGGTAAGTATCACGAATGGAGAAATGATGATAGCAAATCCCCAAAACAAAAGATTGGGCTTGCTATAAGGGAAGCTAAAAAAAGTTTAGTAGAATTGGAAAAAGTAGTGGGTATGAGTGTTAGGTTAAGAAATGAAATGGATGTATCACCTGATTCATATTGGAAAAATACACATAAGGCGTTACATAAAATAGGAGAGAGGTTAGTTAAACTAGCTAATAAGGTCAGCCAATTACGTTAGGTAGCCTATGCCATTTCAAGATAAAAAGAAATCCTATATGGATACCCTTTTTAGTATCACTACGCTATTTAAACGATGGTATATTGAGATACAGAATAAGGACGTTGATAAAAATTACATGATATCTAAGCTCAACTATTGGATATATGTGATGGAAAACTTAAAAAAAGAAATAATGATGGAGAAATCAAAATGAAAAAGCAATTGTTAATCGATTATTTACCATTCGAGGTATCTCGCGAGCAAATTAACGAGGCTGCTAAAGTTGGAGGACCTCTAAGGGTTCAGGGTGTGTTACAACGAGCTAATGCTAAAAATCAAAACGGTAGAGTGTACCCTCGAAAGATTTTGGTTAGGGAAGCTGGTAAATACACAGATAACTTCATTACTCAAAAAAGAGCATTAGGTGAGTTAGATCACCCAGACAGCTCTGTAGTGAATTTACAAAACACATCACATAATGTAACTGAAATGCACTGGGAAGGTGATAATCTAGTAGGTACTGTTGAAGTTTTAGGGACACCTGCAGGTAATATATTAAAAGAATTGTTTAAAGCTGGAATTAAACTTGGGATTTCATCTAGAGGGTTAGGTTCTGTCGAATCTGCTAATGAATCTGGAGCCCAAGAGGTACAGGATGACTTCGAACTTATAGCGTTTGACTTTGTTAGTAACCCAAGCACACATGGTGCGTTTTTATACCCAGTAAATGAGAGTGTCGATAAATCAACATGTGATAAATATTGCAATATTGAAAACATCATTAACGATATCATTAGAGGTAAATAATGAATTTAAATAAATGGAAAGATTATAGGATTCAACAGCTAACAGAAGGTGAAGATGATAAAACGTTAACAGGGTTATCAGCAGGAATGTTGGGAGCTGCTCAAAATTTAGTGCCTACACTAACAAACTTCACGAAATATATAGGTATTATTATGAATCCTAATGATAATAAGAGGAGTTCAGGTGAAAATGAAATTCGAATCGAAACTGTTAGAAACGCCTTAGGTGATTTAAAAGAAAATGCTAAATTGTTAGTTAAAAATTATAAATTTATCGTAAAATATATAGATGAGACGTACGATTTCAAAGTAGAAGATGAAGTTAAAGAGATGGTTGAATTAGAAGAATTTTATTCTAAACATAATAAATTAAGAAAGTAACTGGAGATATTAAATGGATGATTTAAAGAAATTATTAAATGAAATTTGGGGTATAGGTGGTGTAGTAACTCAAAAACCTATCAATTCAATGTCGTTAAGGGATTTAGTAGAAGAGAAATGGGTAGGTGAAGAAGATAGGAAGGTGGACACTGGGACTTTCTTAGAAGAAGTATCTAAATACGGAAAGTTGGGTGAGTTGATATATAGAGACACACCATTACGAGACGTTGCTAAAGGATTATCTGAGTTGTGCCAAAAAGCAAAAGCCCACACCCTTCAAGAAACTGACGATTGGTTTGATAGAATTACTATTAATAAGAATATGAAGATGCTAGAAAACCAATCTCATGAATTTATTAAAATCGCTAAGGATGCTAATGCGTTACAACAACGCATGGAGGGTTTGTATGAAGATATGGGTCACATTTTAAATAGATATTATGATATTAGTGAGGATGTACCCAACGACCACACTGTAGCTGAGGGCAAATATCAGGATTTCTTCGCAAAAGCTCTTAAAAAGTTCGGAGCATCATCACCAGCTGATATGGATGATGAAAAAAAGAAAAAGTTTTTTAATTGGATAGATGATAATTATAAAAGTGAAATTGAGAAGAGCTAATGAAGAAAATCACAGTTAAAGAGATCGTTAAGTTTATGAAAACGCTTGAAGAAAACCGTTACCGAAAGCTGGTTGCAGCTGATGCTAGACGTGTAGCGTGGTTTGTTAACAATGATATGTCTGAAGCTTACGAAACTATGCCTAAGTCTCTAATGAAAAAATGGACACAAGCCAAATACGGTAAAGAGCGATACGTTGCGACTAAATATATAGAATCGAAAAAGCAATATGAATCAATTCGCTCTATAATCAAATCCATTATTAAAGAAGAGTTATACTAAAACAAAACCACATCGGAGGTTACGTGATATACGTAAAAGTAAAGAATAATAACATAGACTTTGCATTGAGAATGTTGAAACGCAAAGTTAAAGATACCGGGTTGTTGGTTGAATTAAGAGAACGGCAATTCTACATAAAACCATCTACAGAACGTAGAGAACATATAAATAAAGTAAAATTACGCCGCAAATACGACAAAATCAGGTCAACTGATTAATTTTTTTTAGATAATCGCGAATTTTTTTTAAAATATATATATTTATAATATAATAAATATACTATCCGGTCTATCAACGGCCATTCTATATAGTATACCGTGATAATGAAACCACATTAAAGTTTATAATAACTTTACTAAATCCACATTATAATATAATGGAGAAAAACAATGGATGATCTTTTAAAAGATGCTATTGCTGACGCAAAAGCGGTTCGTGAAACTGCATTGGCTAACGCTAAGATGGCTCTCGAAGAAGCATTTACTCCTCGTTTGAAGTCTATGCTTTCACAGAAGATTCAGAATGAAATGGAAGGTGATGAAATGGAAGATGAAGCTGAAGAAGAAGCAGAATATGCTGAAGAAGAAGTTGAGATCGAAGATGCACCTGAAGAAGAAGCTGGAGAAGAAATGGAAGCTGAAGCTGAAGTTGAAGATGAAATGGAAATGGAAGACGAAGCTGAAGAAGCTGATGAAGAAATGGAAATGGAAATGGAAGACGAAGCTGATGAAGCTGAAGCTGAAGCTGAAGAAGAAGAAGAATTAGATCTTGAATCTATTCTACGTGAACTTGAAGACGAAGTGAACGAAGAAGAATTTGAAACTGAAACTGAAACTGAAACTGAAGACGAAGGCGAAGAAGAGTTTGAGCTTGAAATCGAAGACGATGAAGTTGAAGGCGCCGAAGATGAAGAAGAACTTGATCTTGAAGAAGTGCTTAAGGCTTTAACAGAAGACGATGAAGAGTTAGATGAGGCAGATGATGTTGCCGCATTGAAAAGTGACCTCGAAGAGCACCGCAATGTAGTAAAATACTTACGTTCTAAGTTGAACGAAGTAAACCTACTCAACGCTAAATTATTGTTTTCAAACAAACTATTTAAAAGTTATGGTTTGTCTAATGAGCAAAAAGTTAAAGTTGTTGAGACGTTTGACAGAGCACATAACCTAAGAGAAGTAAAGTTAGTGTATTCTACACTTGCAGAATCTTTCAACGGTAAAGTGAAAATTAAAGAAAACAATAAAGGCTCAGCTTCAAAAGCAATTGCCTCAACTAAACCTAAAACTGAAGTAATCAGTGAAGGTTCAGATATGAGAAATCGCTTTAAGAAGTTGGCCAACATTCTATAGGAGAATAGACATGGCAAAAGAACAATTCAGTTCAATCTCTAAGTTGATGGAAGGGTATAACCCACAGCGTCAGCTTTTAGAACAAACTAGACAACTTGTGTCTAAATGGGAACCAACAGGTCTATTGGAAGGAATTGAAGATGAGAATAAAACTCACGGTATGGCTGTATTGCTTGAAAATCAAGCACGTCAGTTAATCGATGAAGCATCTTCAACAGGAACTTCTGCGAATTCTGAAGAATGGAGTGGTGTCGCACTTCCTTTAGTACGTAGAATCTTTGGTGAATTAGCTGCACAGGAATTCGTTTCTGTACAACCTATGAACCTTCCATCTGGACTTATTTTCTATCTAGATTTTAAATACGGAACAGCTCAACCTGGCTTTACTACAGGAACAGATATTCATGGTAATACTTCTGGTTCTGGTGATGCTTCGGGTGGGTTATATGGTGCTGGTAAATTCGGATATTCGGTTAACGATTCGTCCGCAACAGCAGCAGTTGCATCTACTGGGTCAGTGACTTGGGAAGATGTTGACTTCGAACCAGACCTTTCCGCATCATTAGGTGATTTAACAAAAGTTACTATCGCTAAATCTTCAGTAGCAGCTAATGCTGACTGGGATGGCGTGCGTGCTTTTGAAATCTCTGGTAGTGGTGTATCTGCACTTGACAATTATTACCCTGAATACTCAGCTGTATCTGGCAACAACGTAACATTTATCGTCGACGCTACTGCTGCTACTATTGCTGGTAATATGACTGTTAAGTATCATGTACAACCTGCTAACGATTACTCGCGTGGTGATTTTGAAGACTCATCCCCATCAGAGCCTGCTACTGATGCTGGTATCCCTGAAATTGATATTCAATTGAAATCAATTCCTATTGTTGCTAAAACTCGTAAGTTGAAAGCAGTATGGACACCAGAATTAGCTCAGGATCTTAACGCTTATCATAGTGTTGATGCAGAAGCAGAATTGACTTCAATGTTATCAGAATACATCTCAATGGAAATTGATTTGGAAATTCTTGATATGTTGATGGCAAACGCTTCAGCTAAAACAGAAAAATGGTCAGCTAGACCGGGCTTTGAATATGATGCTGCAACGAACTTGTTCGCAGAATCTTCAGCTAACTCAAACGCATATACTAAAGGCGAATGGTTCCAAACACTTGGAAACAAAATTCAAGCTGTTAGTAACGCAATTCATCAGAAAACTCTTCGTGGTGGTGCAAACTTCCTCGTAGTTTCTCCTGAAGTGTCTACTATCATTGAATCCATTCCTGGATATGCTGCTGATACTGGTGCTGCAACGTCTAATTCATATGCAATGGGTGTACAGAAAGTGGGTATGTTGAATAGCCGCTATAATGTATTTAAAAACCCATACATGCAAGGTAACACTATCTTAGCTGGTTTCCGTGGAAGTAATTTCCTAGAAACTGGTGCGGTTTATTCACCATATGTGCCATTAATCATGACACCATTGGTTTATGATCCAACCAACTTTACACCACGTAAAGGGGTAATGACGCGTTACGCTAAGAAAATGGTCAGATCTGAGTTTTACGGAAAAATCATCGTTGCAGATGTAAATTACGTTTAATTCTAACCACAGTTAGATAAAAAAAGCCTCATTTATTTGGGGCTTTTTTTTTACTTACAATTTAATAATCATTTTCTTATAAATCTTATATTTATAAATGAACAACAACACCTTTCACATAGGAGATTATAATGGCAGAACCAATCTGGCCAGGCAGCGGCTCAGCTGTCAGCGGAAATACACCCTTTGGATTCTACGACTCAGACGCATCATTTCAAGCAGATGCACCTAAGGTAGCAATATGGGCTGCACGTAGAATGGGGTACCCTCTAATGGATATAGAGATGCAGGATTTGCAATTTTATGCGTGTTTTGAGGAATCTATTACTGAATATTCATCACAAGTGAATCAATTTAATATTAAAGATAATTTATTACATTTACAAGGTCAAGAGACTGGATCTAACGTCACTCATAAGATGGTAAGCCCCACAATGGGTGGAAATATCCGCATTGCTGAACAATACGGTGTCGAATCAGGTCAAGGAAATGTAACATATCATACTGGATCTATAACAGTTAACAGTGGAAGTCAAACTTACGATTTAAACGCTTTATGGGCTGACGTTTCATCTAGCGAATATGGCGGTGGTGCAATTGAAATTAAGAGGGTATTCCATGACGAATCTCCTGCAGTTACTCGATATTTCGATCCATACGCTGGATCAGGTGGTGGAGTTAATAATTTAATTGATGGGTTTGGTTGGGGTGATAGCTCACCTGCCGTTCAATTCACTATGATGCCAGTTTATGCTGATCTACTAAGGATTCAGGGTATAGAATTTAACGATCAAATACGAAAATCAGCATATTCTTTTGAGATACAAAATAACAAAATACGATTATTCCCTATCCCCACATCCGAATACAAGGTATTCTTCCACTATATTAAGAAAAGTGATAGAGATAACCCACTGAAGGCTGATTATAGTGGGTCTGTTGATGTAGTATCTGATATGTCTAATGTACCTTACGATAATATGGAATATCAATACATCAATGATGTTGGTAAGCAGTGGATTAGAAAATACACCTTAGCGTTAAGTAAAGAGCTTCTAGGGATGGTTAGGAGCAAGTATAGCTCCATTCCTATACCAGGTGCTGAGGCTACACTTGATGGTGAGACTTTAAGATCAGAAGCTCAAGCTGAGAAGGAGGAGTTAGTAACTCAATTACGAGAAATGTTAGATCAACTGAGCAGGCGAGCTCTATTAGAAGCTGATCAGGAAGAATCTGAACATCTACAACAAAAAATGGGGAAATCGCCACTTCCCATTTATGTAGGATAACGACATGTCTGGTAGATTCTTATCCACGAGGGATCAAGACTTATTTACATCAGTTAATAAAGAACTTATAGGTGATGTTAGAACAGGTAAAGATGGTTTAATAAATCAACAAGCCATATTATATCAAGTTTCAGTTCAAGATACGAAAACAAATATGTATGGAGAATCGTCGAGTGGTAAGGTATACACTCCTGGTGTTAAATTCGCATGTATGATAGAGTCTGAAGATATGGATTTTAATACTGATGAATTCGGACCAGATCTCCGTCAAAATGTAATGTTTATGGTATTAAGACAAACTTTAGTTGATTTATCAGTAGTACCTCAAATAGGTGACATTTTAGAATGGAATTACGCTTATTGGGAAATAAATAGTATTAATGAGAATCAATTAGTAGGTGGTCAATTCGACGACAATTGGAGTGTGAATTGTAATACGCACTTAATACGAAAAAGTAATTTAAATATAGAACGCATTAGGAGCAAATAATGGCTCGCAAAAAACCATCATCTCGCAAACAGCGAGTTGAAAATCGAAGTAGAGATTATAAGAGATCAAACGATAAAGTAAAAAACATATCTGTAGGTTTAATGGATATGGATGCTGCTATCATGTATTATTTTAATGAAGTGATAAAACCGACAGTAACTGATAATGGTGAATCTGTTGAAGTTCCAGTAATGTATGCATCTGCTGAAAGATGGTCATCTATTAAAAATAAGGGGTATTTAAGGGACAATAAGAAACAACTTATATTACCACTTATAGTATTCAGACGTACCGGTTTAGCTAAAAATGATACATTACCAGTTGATAAACTAGACGCTAACAACCCACAATTACATTACACTTTTGAACGGAAATATTCTCCTAACAATAGATACGATAATTTTTCAGCCCAGCAGAACTTGATCCCACAACGAGAATATTATAATGTCGCTATGCCTGATTATGTCACCATAACGTACGATTTCATAATATGGACATCTTATATAGAACAGATGAATAAGATAGTTGAAAAGGTCAATTGGTCTGACGGTTCGTATTGGGGTGAACCAGGTAAGTTAAAATTTAGAACAGCTATTGATAGCTTTTCAGATGCAACAGAAGTATCTGATCAAGAACGTAGTGTAAAAACTGAGTTTAGTATAACTTTAAACGGATATCTAATCCCAGAAGACTTTAATAATAAAATCACAACTCAAAAATATTTAACACCTAAACGATTAGTTATAGGAAACGAGACTGATGTACCATTAGATAGTTTAGTAGAAGTAAGTCACCCTACATCCACATTATCGTTCGGTGGTGGGTTTGCTGGATCTATATCATCACTAACTATAACTCAAGGAACTGGTGTTGCTGTAAGTAATACTGGCGTTGGGTATGATGGTCAATCAGATTTAACTCAAATTATATCAATAGGACAGTCTGTGGATACTGGATCTACAGTGCAATTTAATATAATATCAGCATCAGCTGTCCATTTAGGGACCAACTCAATTGATCTAACTGAAAACGGCGTAGAAGGTGATTGGAACGTTATTGGTGAACTAGGAAGCACAGGTAATTTACATGTGGATGGAAATGCCACGATAGATGGAATTCTAACAGCACAAGAGTTCCACTCTGAATATGTATCAGCATCTATTATATATGAAAGTGGTAGCACTAAATTTGGGGATACTCAAGACGACACCCACGAGTTCACTGGAAGTTTATCATTTACAGGATCGTTTAATATTAACGATACAGTTTCAATAACATCCATTACAACTGACACATCACTGTCGAGTTCAAGTGCTACTAATTTAGTTACAGAAAATGCTATAAAATCGTATGTTGATAATATAGTTGATATTAATCAAGTCTTTTTAAGAAAACAGTATACTAAATTTTCCAGTGGATTTATTGGAGACAATACTGCTAGTTTCAACGCTATAACCGCTTCAGCACCAGCACCTCTTACATCTACAACAGAACATGATTTTATATTTTTTATTAACGGTCAATATATGGAGCATGACGCTATATCAATACAGCAGAACGGTTCAAGTTTTCATCTACAAGTTGATACTGACAGTATTGGATACGTTCTTGAATCTGACGATGAGATAATGGTGTCTGGAAAATTTAACTCATAATGGCATTATCATTAAAAAAACTTAATATACAATCAGGATCTGGTATAGTTTTATCACCAGATGGTGTATCTAATTGGAGGGGTAATGTTAACGATGTTGTAGAGATTTCTATAGGACAAGATGTAAGCATACAATCCAATGTAATATTTAACGTAGTATCTGCTAGTTATATGAAGATTGGTACGAATTCTTTAAACATTGAAGAAGGGGGAGTCACTGGCTCATTCTATGTTACAGGGTCGATGTCCACCACCCAGAATTTATCAGTAGGTGGTGATGCTATAATACTAGGAACAATCGTTGCAAATAAAATAGAAACTGAGTTGTCATCATCTAGTACGATATACACATCAGGTTCTACTGAATTTGGGAATACGGTAGATGATGTTATAGATTTTACGGGTAGTTTTAACCTTAGTGGGTCTTTAGATAATATTACACGTGTAAGTTCAGATTCACAATTATCAGGATCGTCGTCCAACAGTTTAGTGGTGGAAAGTGCCATAAAAAGTTACATAGACTCTATAGAGTTCTCATCTAATTTTAATTTTTTAAGAAAACGTTTTGTGAAACAGGCCACATCTGTCATATCTAATTCAACTGCATCATTTTCAGCAGTCACAGCATCAGATGCTGTATCATCTTTAAATGTCGTCGATAAGAATGATTTTATATTCTTTATTAACGCTCAGGTAATGGAATCCGACGCCTTGGATATAGAGCAATATAATGCTAATACTTGTTATTTGAAAGTAAACACTTCCAGTTTAGGATACACTCTAAATGCAACTGATGATATAGTTGCTTGGGGTAAGTGGAATAGTTGAAAAAAAACAAAATATCTATCTTTCTTTTACTATAACTTTATATTTATATATGATATGAGAAAGAGACACTGGCCCGATAGAAAAAATAGAAAATGCCCCGACTGTAATAGATTAATATATTACACTAGGAAAGATACATTCGATGTAGCTGTAGGAAATAATTCAGTGTGTAAATCATGCGCTCAAATGGATAGGAAACTGTCCATGGAAACTATAGAGAAGATGAAAAAACCCAAATCCACACAACATAAGTTAAACATTTCTAAAACAATGGTTGATGTTTGGAAAAAACGGAAACTCGAACAGATTAAGGAGTCGGAAAAGTGGCAAAGCTCAAGAGTAAACAGTTAAATCCTAACTTTACCGGATCATTCAGTATATCTGGAAGCTTAGATTTAGTAGGCACATCTGATCTGTTTACATTATATGATAATAACGATAATTTAATGTTTAAAATAGATAATAAAATGATGGTACTAGGATCGAACCCATCAACCCCTACCGCTATAGAGGGAGGAATGTTTTATTCGGGATCGAGTGAATGGTTTGTAGGATTTGATGATTGATTTTTTAAAATATATATATTTATTAACAGAAAGAAATTTTTAATTTAGGAGAATTGTAATGGCTAATTGGAAAAAGTTAATAGTATCTGGAAGTTCACCCGAATTCGCAGATGTAACTTTATCAGGGGATTTAACAGTAACAGGTGGTGATATAACTTTAGGGAGTACTAGTATATTTTCTGGTGGGGATACCACATCATTAAATAATATAGATGCGATAGACGCTACTACTGAAGCTACTATTGAATCGGCGATAGATACTTTAGGTAATCTAACTACAGCTGGCTCGCTTGTAACTGTTGGAACGCTTGGAAGTGGAACTATATCAAGTGGATTTGGTAATATCGATATTGGTACATCAACATTTAATGCTGGTAATACAACGGTAGATAATTTTACGAATAATTCGACAGTAGCTGCATCACACCTCACCGGTTCATTCACAGGTTCATTTATTGGTGATGGTAGCGGACTAAATGGAGTTGCTAACGAAGCATTTAAAACTGTTACAGTATCAGGCCAAGATAATGTAGTAGCTAGTTTAGAATCAACATTAACTGTAGCTAGCGGTAATGGTGTTGCTATCACAACAAATTCTAACACTGATACCATTACTATTGCTACAGCTGCCATTCCTAATTCATCGCTGACAAATTCAAGCGTTAGTTATGGGGGTATTTCACTATCTTTAGGTGGTAGTGATGCCACACCAGCATTTAATTTAACGGATGCTACTAATTATCCATATGGTTCTTTAACAGGAACGCCGGCTGGAATAGTAAGCGGTTCTGTACAAGTTAACCATGATGCCGCGACTAATTTTGTTGCTAATGAACATATAGATCATAGTTCAGTTACGTTAACTGCTGGAAGTGGTCTAACTGGTGGAGGTACAATAGCAGCATCGAGAACATTTAACATTGGAGCTGGAACTGGTATTTCAGTTGCTGCTGATAGTATTTCTATTGGACAGGCAGTTGGAACGTCTGATGATGTAACATTTAATAATGTTACTGTTGATGGTAATTTAGATGTAAATGGAACTGTAACGACTATCCAATCAACTAACTTATTAGTTTCTGATAGGTTTATATTAATGAATAGTGGTTCTGCATCAGGTGATGGTGGTATTATCATTCAAACTGAAACCACTGCTAGTGGATCTGGGTTTGTATGGGATGATACTGAAAGTAGATGGGGTTATCAACAAGGTACTAAATTAGCTCAAGACGCTTCAGTTAGTGCTCCTGACGCATATGCAGCAGCTGTTGTTACTACCGCTGACGTTAATTATCAGAAAAATGGTAATATTAGAGTTGAAAGTGGTGAAATTTATATTTACGTAGAATAATAAGTAAAAGGTTACATTATGGGAATTAATGCTAAAAATGGTATTAAGATAGTGGGTGAAAACGCGTATATCCACCCATTATCTTTAGAAGAAATAGAATTTGTTTTGGGTGTGCTTGCTAACGCGGACCATAAAGGGTTTGATGCTATGAAAGTTGCACAAGTCGCCCAAAAATTACAAGAAGAATATAAAAAACTAAGCGAACATCTTAGTGAGTAACTTAATTGTTGGCTCATCCTTCGGCAGGGTGGTGAGAAGTGGGCTTGATAGAGTACCAACCGCAATAAGGAGAATATAAAATGCCAGATTATTATAAAATATATGATGAATTGTGTACACACCGTAAAGGTGAAAGTAGAAGTACTTTAAATGGTGAATATTATGAGAATCATCACATTATTCCAAAAAGTTTAGGTGGATGTAATTCCAACTATAATTTGGTGTTATTGACTGCAAGAGAACACTTTTTTGCACATTTATTGTTATATAAACATTATAGAAAAATTGGTGGTGAATCTTTACGAAAAATGTCTTTTGCATTAGTTAGTATGAAGGGAAACCCGACTGGAAAGAGAAATATTAAATTTTCAAGTAGAGATTATGGAGTTTTTAAAGAAGCTGCTATGAATATGAATTTGGGTAGAAAGGTAAAAGATACATCTAACTATAAAGGTAAGAAATCTAATGAGCATAAGGAAAATATTAGAAAGGCAAGATTACATGCTGGATCACATAGCGATGAGCGTAAACTAAATATATCATTGGGAAGACGTGGAATCACACCTAAGCATAATTTTGATAAAATTAAATATACCCATTGTAATAAAGAGGGTCAAATGATTGCTATGAAAAGGTGGCATTTTGATAATTGTAAGGAGATGATAAATGCCCAATTGGCGTAAATTAATTCAATCTGGAAGTTCAGCTGAACTTTCATCATTAACCACTACTGGAAACATAAGCGGTTCATCAACTTCAACTGGTTCGTTTGGACATGTATATGTTGATAGTAGATTAGGTATAGGAACGCTCTCACCACAAAAAGGACTTCATTTAGAAGGAACTAGCGGACATGAAGATATACGACAAACAAAAACAGGAACAAGTGGTGATTGGATACATGATATTTCCGGTGATGGGAGATATAGGTTATATGATAATACTAATTCTAAATATATATTTAGTGTTGGATTAGATGCTGGTAGTGATTTATTAAGTTTAGAAGGTAATAAAATAAGCGGCTCATCAACTTCAACTGGTTCATTCGGACATTTATATTTAGACACTCCTACCACTGACGAATCAGTGACAACATTTCTTGTATTAGATAATGGTGATGTTAAAACAAGGACAAGTGGGGCTCAAGGAACTCAGGGAACTCAAGGAACAACTGGATCTACTGGATCTCAAGGAACAACTGGAACTCAAGGAACAACTGGATCTACAGGAACTCAAGGAACAACTGGATCTACTGGATCTCAAGGAACAACTGGATCTACTGGATCTCAAGGAACAACTGGTGGGAATGGAACTCAGGGAACTCAGGGAACTCAGGGAACAACAGGAACAACTGGTGGGAATGGAACTCAAGGAACAACAGGAACAACTGGATCCACTGGTGGGAATGGAACTCAAGGAACTCAAGGAACAACTGGATCCACAGGATCTACTGGTGGGAATGGAACTCAAGGAACAACTGGATCCACAGGATCCACTGGTGGGAATGGAACTCAAGGAACAACTGGATCCACAGGATCTACTGGTGGGAATGGAACTCAAGGAACAACTGGATCTACTGGATCTACTGGTGGGAATGGAACTCAAGGAACAACTGGATCCACAGGATCTACTGGTGGGAATGGAACTCAAGGAACTCAAGGAACAACTGGATCCACAGGATCTACTGGTGGGAATGGAACTCAA